AAACCAACCCGCTGACTGCCTAGGCAGACTTCCTCAAGACAGCGGGTGCAGACAGAGGACTATGTTATGGGTACTTCAACCTTCTCCGGACCATTACGCTCTGGTACCGTTCGTTTTGGCACTCTTGCCTCTGGTCTGAACACGGGTATTCCCGTCTTGACCCAATCGGCCACTGTAGCCTTTGGCGTGCTAACAACGTCTCCTACAGCTCAAAGGCTCTTCGTGCTTCCAGCGGGCTCCAAGATTGTCCGTTTCACCGTCGAGAAGACGACCGCCATCTCGGGTAATTCGGTCTCCGCCGTAAACACCACGTTCGGCACTTCGGCCTCGGCTAACGCCTTCTCGACCACGGTCGATATTGGCCTGACGACCGCTCAGACAACTCGCGCCATCTTGGACGCGGCTCTGGTGTCCTCGGCTACCAACAACATCGGTACGACTGATGTGCCAGTCTTTGGTACCTTCACGGCTGTTACGGGTAACCCAACCGCCGGTGCGGTCGTTGTGACCATCGAGTACATCCAACGCTCCTCCAACGGTGCAACTTCTCCATCTACCTTTAACGTCTAAGCTAGGGGTCAGTAATGGCTATGCAAACTGACGTTCTTGCGACCCGTCTAGGCGCGAGTGGTGTTGTATCCGCTACTCGCGCACGGGTTAAGGGTTATCAAATTCTACCCGGCGCTACCGCAGGGCAGATCATCTTCTATGATAACGCCTCCGCTGCTAGTGGTACGGTAAGGTTAACACTAGACATTAACACCGCCACTGCCCTCATCACCCTGCTTGTTCCGGGTGAAGGAATTTTGTTTCAGCGGGGTGTTTACGTATCGCTGCCAACCTCTACCAACATCACTGTGTTCCACGGGTAAGGACCTCATGGCAGATCACCCCGACATTCTTAAGCCAATGCTAGATGTGTTTTCGATAGCCACTGTAGTAGGGACGCTTGCCAATATGTTACCTGCCGCAGCCGCAGCTTTCAGTATCGTGTGGTCGTTAATCCGCATTTATGAGACCAAGACCGTGCAAGGCTGGCTCCATAAATGGCGCTCGAACAAGAAGGAACTTTAGTATGACCTCTCCAATGATGCCTAACACGCCTATGCCTGCGGCTCCTGCGGCAGCTCCCGCAGGTCTTAACGCAGCCCAACAGATGGCTTTGAAGAACCTAGGGTCTTTGAAGGGGCTTCCTCCCGGTTTCGCCCCCTCGGCTCCCGCAGCCCCCGCAGGCCCTAATCCAGCCCAGATGCGGCAGATGGCGATGGCTCGTCGGTCCGCCGCAGGCGCTGGTCCTAACCGCGCTAAGGGTGGTCCGGTCAAGGCAAAGCCCAAAGCTAAGCCTAAGGCTAAGATGTACGCCAAGGGCGGTTCCGTCTCCTCGGCTTCAAAGCGTGCTGACGGTTGTGCCACCAAGGGCAAGACCCGAGGCAAATTTGTCTAATGGCCAAGTCTCCTGCTTGGACACGTAAAGAAGGAAAGAACCCTAAGGGCGGCTTGAACGCCAAGGGTCGAGCTTCTTACAATAAGGCTAACCCCGGCAAGCCGGGTCTGAAGGCTCCACAGCCTGAGGGTGGCTCTCGTAAGAAGTCTTTCTGTGCGCGAATGAGCGGAATGAAGTCGAAGTTAACAAGTGCTAAGACCGCTAATGACCCGAATAGTCGGATCAATAAGTCTTTGAGAGCATGGAAATGTTGACATGGGTATTATGAAATCGCTAGTTGCTCGCATGGACGGCAAGCCTTTAGACTATAGAGCTTCCGACGATAGCGATGAAGATGGCAAGAAATTCGCCGGTATGAAGCGCGGCGGTAACGTAAAGGGTACTGCTATGAAAAAGTCTAAGGTTTCTCCCAAGAAGGTTATGATGGCTATGATGGCCAAGAAGGCCGCGTCTTCTCCACGGGGTATGCCGCCTATGCGCGGTGAGACCCCACTCCCCGCCATGGGCGGTATGAAGAAGGGTGGCACCACCAAGAAGATGCCGACCTCTAAAGAGATGGGGTCCATGGGCATGAAAAAGGGCGGTACCCCGAAAAAGAAGATGGCTATGGGTGGTATGGCTGGATACAAAAACGGCGGAAAAGCCTGCTAATACCCGTATCCAAAGGAAGGATAATCTAATGTCCCTCAAAGACGATCTAGGCGGCTTTGCCCCGCTCGCGGGTATTATTCCCCAAGCCATCATGCACAAGAGCGAGTCCGGGCTTATGGGGGCTATTCCAACGCTTTTGGACCTCGGCAAGGATAAAGATAAGAAGAAAACCTCTGGCGATACGACTCTCGGTACCGATGGCATGAAGCGCGGTGGGCGGGTAAAGAAGTTCGCTAAGGGTGGTTCCGCCTCGTCCCGTGCTGATGGCTGCGCTATCAGGGGTAAGACCAAGGGGAGATTTATATGATAGCCTCTCGGGGAATGGGGGATATCAATCCCAAGAAAAAACCTCGCAGTACGGCTGTCAGTCAAGCTCCTGACCCTAAGAACGCCAAGGGCTTCGCTGCGGGTGGTAAGTCAAAGGTTAATGCAGCCGGGAACTACACCAAGCCCGGTATGCGTAAGGCTATCTTTAATGCCGTCAAAGCAGGCGGTAAGGGCGGTGCTCCGGGCCAATGGTCTGCGAGGAAAGCCCAAATGATGGCTAAGCAGTACAAAGCTAGGGGTGGTGGGTACAAGTGAGCGGACTCGCTAAATCTCAGCAGAGCTTAAAATCTTGGACGCAGCAGAAATGGCGCACCAAAAGCGGTAAGCCGTCAACGCAGGGGTCTAAGGCAACAGGCGAGCGTTATCTGCCCGAGAGCGCTATAAAATCTTTGTCTTCTGCGGAGTATGCAGCGACAACCAAGGCTAAGCGAGCTGGTAAGGCTCAAGGCAAGCAGTTCGTTAAACAGCCGAAGACCATAGCGAAGAAGACAAAGGGGTTCAGGTAATGGCACTTAAGCCAGTCGATAAAGCCGCCAATCCGGGGTTAAGCAAGCTACCCACAGGTGTACGCAATAAGATGGGCTACGCTAAAAAGGGCGGCAGTACCGACTTTATCAAAGGCGCTATTAAGAAGCCCGGAGCTCTTCGCTCCGCTCTTGGCGCTAAGAAAGGCGAGCCTATTCCTGCTAAGAAACTTGCAGCGGCAGCTAAGAAACCGGGTAAACTAGGTCAGCGGGCGCGGTTCGCTGAACTCCTGAAAGGCTTTAAGAAGTGACCACGAGTGGTACCACCACGTTCAATCTAAACCTCAACGAGCTCGTTGAGGAAGCGTTCGAGCGTTGTGGTGCCGAGCTTCGGACTGGTTATGACCTGAAGACCGCCCGCCGTAGCCTGAACCTTATGACCATTGAATGGGCTAATAGAGGCATCAACCTGTGGACCATTGAGTCTAGCTCGATCCCTCTGATACAGGGGCAGGCTACCTACACGTTGCCAGTCGACACCATTGACCTTATCGATCACGTCGTACGCACAAACGCAAGTACGACCAGTCAGGTTGACATTAATATCAGTAGGATCAGCGTCGACACCTATGCGTCGATCCCCAACAAGACGGCACAAGGTCGCCCTATCCAAATCTTGGTGAACCGCCTGAGCGGTGCTACCTACCC